GGGACTTCCGAACCAGACATCGCAGGCGAATCCGCCTTGGCTTCACCATTTTTGATGCCGGTGAAGTTTTCGAGAGTTTGTTTTTGTGACATACGCATATTGGTTTTAGGCGGCGGATTCGCTGGATTTTTCGTTCTGTGGCTTACTCATAGTGCTCCTGTGTCCAGTCCATTTCAAACACATCGTTGGTTTGTCCGAGTATCTGAGTGAAGTTGCGCCGCTCGTGCGTGTCGAGCCGTTCAGCCGTCATGTAGGTGAATCGTTCGTTCATCCAGCCAGCCTTTTCTTTCGTGTCGCCGAAGCAATGGACGGCGATACATTTCACTTCGACCATTTCAGCAGGCTTCGAGCATCCGCCACAGAACCCGGCACTGCACGCAACGGCCAGAGCCGTTGCGGTTCGGAGGTTGGTCTTGTATTTCATACCTTGATTTCCTTTCCATCACGAACGTTCATAAGACGCATGCGCTCATTGAGCATCGCGTCGATGCGTTCGGTCCATCGCTTCTTCAGTTCCGGAGTCTTGGCTTCGTCTCGTCCTTCCTTGAGCATCGCGAGTATCTTGTCGACCTGCTCGATCATGTCGAGAATCTGCTTCTTGTCTTCAGGAGTGAGTTTGTATTTCATCGTATAATTAAGAATTGAATAGTCCCTGAGCCCAGGACTTCTTGGTATGTCCATTTGCGGCGGCCCAACGAACAAACAGCCCGAGCTCTCGTCCATAGGCTTCGATCTCGAGCGGATCGTCCCAATAGTTCTCCGAGAGATCTTCACTTTGCACGTATTCTCCAAGCACAAACTGCTTGATGTGAACCGTCTCATGAGCAATTGATAATAGACTCAGCCTTGTATCAACGGATGGATCCACTCGAATCGTATACTCACCATGACCGACCAAATTGTCTGGAGTCACATCCGCACATAGGCCTTCGCGCTTCATCAGACCTCGCTCGGCGATCACATTGATGATCGTCCTATGAGTCTGATCGGATGCCAGGTGATTCAGTGTATATTGAATCAAGGATGCGATCAGTTCAGCTTTCTGCTCTGAGAATGGCTGCTCAAAATATATTCGTGCCATAGTATTACTTATCGCTTGGATATGCGGCAATCAGCTTGCGAGCCTGAATCAAAACCTGCTCAAGTTGAGATTCAAGCATATTCATTTGGTGATGTGTAAAATTCTTCGGATTGAATCCGTGCAAGCTCCGATTCTGGAGTCTGCGGATCGAGCTGAGAGTTAGTATTTTCCATAGTGTTAGTCGCGAACATTGACACGGCCTTGATGATCGCATCGAATTCCGCCATGTAGCCCTCATAGGGCAAACCGAATTCATAACACAGGTAGCTACCACCATAAGCAAGATCGCCTTTGGTGATGTTCGTGGATTCAATGAACCAACGAATGGCCATAGCACGATTGCCGGCGCCCTTCGCGATGAGACTGGCAATGGACTTCTCGAATGAGTGCGTCGCCACGGCTTTGCGGGCATCTTCTTCGGCAATCGACTGTTCGAGAGCACGACAAGTCTCATCCCAGATCACCTGCTTCTGCTCAGGCGTCGCGTCCCAGAAGGGATTCTCACCACGCGGACGAAAGCCGTAAGTATCCTTATGAAGGTCCGAGAAGGTGTTCTCGTCGTAGGTGAATTGTGCTGTTTTCATTCTGAGATAATTCTATCATGAAGACCTGAATTGTAAACAAAAAAGTGCAGGAGAATCTGATTGGAAATCAGCTACTTGCATGAGTTTACGATCTAATTGTGTGAAAATAATCATTTTTGCGTTCTAATTGTGTCAAAGATGTCTTTTCAAGGGCTTGGAGAGATCTAATTGAATGAAACGGATCGATCTTGCAAATCATTTGAAATTGAGATTTGCATAAATAAAAGATGCTGGCCACGGTATGCAACTACCTGCCAGCTCTACACAAACCCGATTAAAGGCAACTATGCAGCAGAATTATATTTATCGTCCCTACAAGGATTATCATCAAGTCGACCCTTTGCGTCCAATCTTCTACATCATTCGGCATATTCCATCTGCAAAGTATTATGCCGGATACAAATCAAATAAAAAACAATTTATGACAGAAGGGGGATATTGCACATCTTCAAAAATTGTCAAAGAGATTATTAAAAATGAAGGATTGAATGCATTTGAAATTGTTAAGATTCGATATTTTCAAAATGGGAAAGATGCGCATAGTTATGAAGTAAGATTCTTGAAAAAAGTTTCTGCTGAACAAAATACTTTATTTCTCAACGAGAATAATGGAGGACTGAATTGGTCGAGAGCGGGCAAAAAGCATTCTATAGAATCTCGTATGAAAATGTCAGAAAAGGCTAATGGGCGCACAATAAGTTTGGAAACCAGACAAAAAATATCAAAGGGAATAAAAGGACTAATGATTGGTGAAAAAAATCCAATGTTTGGAAAAACAAAAGAATTGAATCCATTTTTTGGCAAAATCCATACGCAAGAAGCGAGGCAGATAATGTCTCAATACGCAAAAAATAGAATTGGACGTCGCCAATCAGATTACCAAAAACAAACGGCTTCTAAAAGAATTGGAGGATCGATTTACATTTATCATCCAACTAGTGAACAGATGAAAAGAATCCGTCCAGAAGAATTGCAAATCTATCTTCTGGACGGATGGAAAGAAGGAATGTTTAAGCGTAAGTTGAAATAAGTCTGACTAGCTCTTCTTCGGTTAAATTAGCACCGCCTGATGCATACATCGACAATCCACGTGATAACTTTCTCAAATTGGCCGTCTGTTTCGACTTGCCTTGACGCAGAATCGAGATGACTTTCAAACGATCCTTATTGGAGAGGGACAAACCGGATTGCAGCGGGACCTTGTCGCAGATCTGTTCCATGAATTCATACACCTCGTCGTCCGTAGGATTGACATCGATCATGTAAGCGCGCGTGCGAATGGCGCCGTCCGGATCGAGTTTGTCCATGTTCAAATTCGAAATGAAGATGACCTTGCCCGTAAATTCAAAGTAACGAGGAATCTCACCGGCATCGAGGATCTCCTCATCCGAGCGCTCGTCGTCCGGATCGACAACATTTGATCCGCGTTTATTCCACACCAGCTTACGAATCTTCTTGGTATCCGTCGCGGCCTTCAGAATGTTGCGAGCCTCCTGATCCTTCAGCGCGTCGTCCGAGTCGTCGAACAGAATCACGCCATCTTTGTAACGAAAGAGCAGAGTGTACAGACCGGCAGGAGAAGCCGTACCCGTGTTCTTGAAATAACCGTCGCCGTCCTTGAGGCCGAGTTCATGCAGCACTTCCTCGACCGTATGAGTCTTACCAACGCCACCACGACCGGCAACGAAGAGAGCATTCGAGGAACCGCCGATTGTCATCTTGATCAGATGACGAAGATCAGCGAGCTGCGTCTTAAAAGGGAGGCGTTCAATCAGCTTTTCCGTCTTGGCATCTACGGCATATTCTTCGGCCGAGCCGCGAGAGACGGATGCACCGGTACATCCGAGGTCCGAGAGGATCTTGGACTTACCAATGACCAATTCACGGATATCTTCAGGCTTACCAGACCAAATGAATCCGGCTCCCTTCTTCGTAATGTATTGAGGAAACGCCTTGACTAGTGCATTGAAGATGAGCTCACCGGTCTTGCGATACTGATCATACACGGATCCGGGTCCATACTTCTTGAAGCGATTGTCCTTGATCATTGCTACGATGCCATCGTAGGCCTCTTCGGGATGGACGGACTCGATGAGCAGGGAAGCCGTGCGCATGTCGAGCGACTCGTTCAGATCGACCTTGGACGGAGGAGTGAGAAAGTGACCAGACTTGGTGTCGCCAGTCAGAATGTCCGCGATGATCGGAAGAGTCTGGACCAAAGACTGCGTAGCGTCAAACTTGACGTGATACGGCGTCTTGGAATCCAACCAGACGTCCGCGGACTCGACTCCGGTCAGGCCGATCGAGTTGGCCGCCGACCAATTGATGCGGATCGAGCGATTGCCATCCGGAATGAAGAAACGAATGCCATATCCATGACCAGCCACTTCGCTCTTAAACTCTTCTGCTTCAGGAAAATGAAAGAGCTCGGCCTCGAGCTTGCGATGCAGGTACGACTTGATCAGCACGGCCGCCTTGTGTAGGCCAGCCGGTGAGATGCCTTCAGAGAGGTAGTTTTTGAATGATTTCATTTGGACTGATCATATTTATACGACGTTCGGATTATATCCAGCGCCTGGCCTGCTCACGATCTTCTTCCGTAGTTTGCATGGCAATAAACAGATCGTCAAGCGTCATGTCCGTAACAATGATCTCGGTCATGTTTTAATACGCTACCCATATACGAATGAAACGAGGTTCAAAGTGACCAGAATATTGATCGTCTATGACCCATACTTCCTGTCGTTCAGTTGCCCAATATCCAGTGCAGACTGGAGTTACAACTATAGGAGCATATTGATAATATGGTCGAGAACAATATGGTCTCGGATAGCAATCGCTATTATAGCCTCCGCCGACATAGACTGGTGCCGGTGATGCTACGATGCCGATTGAGAAGTTAAAATGACTATGGGCTGAAGCCGATAGAGCCATTAAAAGAGAAGTTAAAATAAAGTACTTTTTCATATTCATATTTATATCAATCCCAAATTTCCACTCTTTCGAGAGCCGCGGCCGGATAGATTTGAACGGATCCGTGTTCGGTCGAGGATTCGACGGCATATCCTTCCGGAGTCAGCGATGTTGAATAGGTTCCGACGACGATGCCTTTCCAGCATGATCCCTTGATTTTACGAACTGAATCGCCGAGTTTGAATTTTGGTTCTTGCATAGTTTTATACTTTGATGTTCGAGATTGATATGGCCTTGCGTCCCTTGTCCCAGGGCTTTGTTGTTTGAGATGTTGGACCGTCCGGCGTCGAGGATCCGATGATGGTCTGACCCGAGTTGTTGACGTCATACAGTCGCATCTTGGATTTATCTACTCCGACAATGAAGCGCTTATTATTGGCCTTGTTATTGTATCGATTCTTGAGTTGCTTGATCAAGTATTGACCAAGCTTCTCGAGCTGCTCAGTCTCAGTCAACGAGAGCATGAAGTCCGCCGTGCCGGTCAGAGCGAACGAGTCCGCGATATCCGTCATCTCGGGATCAGAGGTTGAGAATCCTTGACGATTCACCTGAGTCGCCGTCCACAGAGGAACATTGAACTCGATGGCCAGACCACGAAGCTCCTCGGACACGGCCTTCACGAATGAATTTGTGTTCACGGCCGTCGACAGTCCCTTCACACGAGCCGACGAGCAGATGCCGATGTAGTCAACGAATATGACTTCTGGAATGAAGTTTCTCTTCAATTTAAGCTCATTGAGGAGAGCTCGAAAGTGACCGGAATGTGCGGCCGCCGTAGGATACTCCTTAATGATCAGCTTGCCACGAGTCTTGGCCGCGATCTTTTTGACCTTGGACTCGAAGACATCGCGTGGTAACTCTTCTACCTGTTCCAGAGGAACGTCGAAAAGATTGGCATCGATGCGTTCGGCGATGCGTTCTTCCGACATCTCGAGCGTGATGTAGAGCACATTCTTGCCCTGTGAGAGATATGATGCGGCCAGATGACAGAGTACCAAACTTTTGCCCACATTCACACCAGCCATAACGATGTTCAGCGTCTTCTTGGGAACACCACCACGAGTGATCGCATTCAGCATCTCGATGTCGAATGGCATACGAGATTCCTTTTTGTGATAGTACTCGTACCGCTGAGGAGCATTCTCGACGTAGTCGTGACCGACGTTGGTATCGAACGTGACCGACAATGCCTTCTGCAGAATGTTGGGAATCATTCCCGGAGCCGTGTCCTTGCGTTTACCATCGATGATCGCGATCGATTCCATGACGGCCAGAAAGACCGCACGTTCCTGACACCACTTCTCGGTCTGATGAATCAGCCAATCGTGATCAACCTTCTCAGGTGTAATCAACTCTCGAATGACCTCGGCCGCATGATTTCGAGTCTCCAGCGATCCCTTGGTCGAAGATTCGAGCTCGATGGTCAATGCCGGAGAAGTCGGAATCTTGTTGTACTTGAGAATGAAGTCGAGGATGAGCTCGTAAGCCACTCGTTCTCCACCCTCGAAGTACTCGGGCTTCACGTGAGGCATCGCCTTACGGCAGTATGCCTCATCGTTCACAAACGTCTTAAGAATCAGTCTCTGTAAGTTTTCCATTATATTCTTTCTTGCCAATCTTCGATCCGGGACTCAGCAGAATCTCTCTGAGAATGTCGCCGGCATATTGATGAAACTTCGAATCATTCATGAACTTAGTGTTATGAAGGATCGTGTAGTTGAACGATAGCTTGGCCACTCCAAGCTCGGGATCTTCAGTGACTCGTACCCAGTCGTAACTGTACACGGTTCCCTTGAAGTGTCCGGTCAGTAATTCTATCACGGCATTGGTGTCTTGTACAGTCTGAAAGAAACCAATGCGATAGTCGACGTCCTCAATCGGATTCGTCTTCAGCCCCAGAGCTCTTGCGAGTAGCAAGCATCTCTTTGTGGCCCATTGCGTAACGGTTCTTAACATATTCTTTGAAGTCGGTCTTCTCATAGATGGTGTTCCAGAATGAATCGTCGAAGGTCTGATCGGCACGAAGCTTCTTGCTCAGGTCCTTCTTGCTCTTTGGATCGTGTGCGACATACCATCCGACTTGAGGCTTGAGCACGTATCCACCATCGACGGCAATATCAAGCAAACCGGAGTTGCGTTCGATACCGCCTTCCCAAGATACGGAGATTGGAATCTTGGACTTCTCTCGAACAAAGCGAGACTTCTCAATGTTGATGATAAAGTGATAGCCCTTCATCTCGTCTCCATCTTTATCCTGCTGACGACCAATGATCCAGATCGTATCGGCTGAATAGTAGATGCCAGTACCACCAGAGACAATATCTTTAGGATAAAGACTCTGTTCTTTATACGTATGATTGATTACGATTAAAGGAATGTCTTTCATTTTCAATATAGGTGTTACCATACGAAACAGACCTTTGAGAGCTTTAGCTCGTGTCATATCGGCAACTGACTTTTCATTGATCGCATCTTCAACTTCTTTCTTCGAAGCTAAATTGCCAATAGAATCAATCATAATAATAACCTTGTCAGTTCGATTGAAATTTTGAAGCTGCGAGATCATATCAAATTTGAGTTCTTCAATATTTGTGACGGGTGTATGAAATACGCGTTCTTGATCAATTCCGAAACTAGAAAAATATGCTTTTGGAGAACCAAATTCTGAATCATAAAATAGAATAATCGAATCTTTATGTTTTTTGAGATACGCCGAACACACTAGAAGACCATATGAACTCTTGAAATGTTTGGATGGACCAGCAATACAAGTAACACCTGAGGTTAAACCACCATCAAGCGAGCCTGATAGTGCAACATTAAACATAGGAATGTCAGTCGTCACCAAATCAGATTCGAATAGTTTAGAATCTGACAGCGTATCAGAGTGTTGAGTCTTAGAGGCCTTTTTAATTCTTTCTAATAGTGATGTTGATGACATAAAGTTGAGGTGATACTATACTTCAGTTAAGATCAAAAGTACACTCTTCAGGCGAAGAATGTTTCCAGAGAAGAAGCGTTCTCGACACGATCATGATGATTATCTTGAATCACGAAGTCGGAATTGACGAAATCGAGTTTACCCTCCAGATACTTTCGAACCATGCGAGCCGGATGACGAGCCGTAGTAACCGGAACGTTCTGACAGACATGATTAAGATTGCGCAGAGGATTCAGAAGCTGAAAGTCCAGAGGCATCTTCATGATGGAGAGGACTTCGCGGACATTGAGGAATCGATCCTCACGATGATGAGTCAGATGAGTAGGCATGTGGCCGACAAAGGCACCGATGACTCCACATGGAACCTCGATCTGCTTGCGCATGATGTTGCCTCCCATGCCAAGCTTCAGATGCATGGTTTTGCATCTTTCGGCGTGCTTGGAGAAGCCATTACGAGCCATCCATTCGGAGACTTTCATGTAGTCATGTCCGGATGATTCGATCGTTCGAAGGACATTGATCGTTCGTGTTAGCGACTCAGTATACTGACGATGTGACATGCCGCCGAGAATTTCCTCGAGCAGGTAACGGTAATAAGGATCTTGAGAAGGTACTTTTTCATTGGCTAAAATCTGAAACATCGGATCGTTTTTGGCGCAGCGTTTGGCCAGATCAATCGTCTCCTCGATACGTTCGGATTTAGCATTCTTGTCCGTGTACTCGAGGAGAGGAACACGATCCTTCTCCTTCCAGAAGAAGTAGAACGTGCGTTCACGAACCTGAGAGAGTCCATGAAGGCGAGAGGCCGTACGAAAGATGGAGAACGTGTATCCGTTCTTGTGCCCAATCTTGCGAAGGCGATCAACGACCGGCTGACCAAGCTTGGACGCCAATCGCGGCGCATTCTCACCCCACATAACACGAGGACGAACGTTCTCGAGCACGTACTCCGCCGAGCGGTACATCCACTCATTCATCTTGGAATTTGAAGCCGCGGATTGTGATAGAGAAGAGAGTCCGCTACATGGACAGACCGTGTTGACCACATCAACCGAGTGTGAATGCTTCTGACCCTGATCGAGTAGAAAGTATGGCACCTCGTTATTGTAGTAGTTGAGTAGATGAGCGTCATTGTCCTTGAATGGAGAGAACGAGAGGATGTAGTCCGGTCGAGTATTGTCGAACTCGAGTTGCTGAGCGATGGTCTCTCCGCCGATTAGAGGAACTATGGATGCGTGTTTAATCATGCAAAGAATTCTTCGAGGATAGTCGTGTGATTGTTCATATCTGATTTATTCATCTTCTTCAGAGACTTTTTCTTGTCCGGCACTGGAAATTCAGACGTACCATTCCAGTGAGGATAGAACTCTCGAGAGAGGTGAATCGAATGAGGTTTCTCCATGTAAGCAAAGTCGAGCTCAAACTTTGCATTTAGAAGGTAGTCGGTCCAGTGAATGAATCGAATCCTAGATTGCTTACATAGACTTTCACACTGATCATTGAAGGCATGATGAACCGCATTACGTTCGATCCAGCTTCCATGAAATGGCTTACTCTTGTAGTATCCGGTCTTTGGTAACTTACGAGACTCGTTCTCGATCGGCAGGAGTTCATAGATCGCCGCGTCTCTGATCGGCAGGGCTTCAACGGCTTCGACGTATCGATTCGCGAGTAGCTTAGCGTTGTCGATTGAATTGCCCTCGATGCGACAGAGGTGATGACGTACGTCGATGTTGCCAAAGTAACACTCTATAGATGATACCCTATCAAGGCTTGTGAATTCATCGATGAACGTATTCAGGCCAGTGTTCAGAGCGCCGTTCAGAGTCTTGAA